AGATTGCCTAAATCAATCGGACTTAATTTAATATCACCAAGTTCATTGATTGAAATAGGGCTGTAGGAATCTATTTTAACGGATACTGAAAGTAATTCATCATTATCTTTTATAAATTTTGCAATAGCCTCTTTTTCTCCTGGTTCGATAGAGAACTGGCCGTCCTTTTCCTTGCCGTATTTTTTAATTAACAAATTACGATGTATATCATATTGCTCTAACTCGCTTTTTACTGCATTAGATAACCTGCCAAGCCTGTACGCTGTTTTGACGGGTAATTCTTTGTTAAGTAATTTTAAAAGACTATCTGATTTTTCAACAAGTTGTTTTAAAGTTAACTCCATTGTGTTTCCCTTTTATTAATATTTATAAAAGACTATTCTTTTACTTCCATTATTTTCAAATTACCTGGGATGATAGCCTTTTTGCGTTCATAAGTTTTAACTGTCATCGTCGATAAGTCACCACTTGATGATTCTCCGATTATTCCAACTCTAAAAAACTTTCCGTAGCCATCATTTTTTATGTAGAAATATGGATAAAGTGTCGTGCCTGTTTGCCAGTCCCAAACCTGATCATGTGTAACACCATTTTTAATTGGGAATAAGCTTGTATCATCGCCGGCACAGTAATAAACCCTGTACCATAAATTATGTGGATCGGTGTCCCAAGTGACTTTTATCTGCGGATAACTGCACGCAGTTATTATAAAGACTATCAATGCTATTAATATTTTTTTCATATCCTTCTGCTCATAAGTTTAATTGTTTTAAGATTTACTTCTTCTTAATTGAGCACTTGCACGCAGATAAGCTTTTTTTGCTTCTCTATCATCCATATAGGCGAGTGCTTTTATACCACTGGCAAGTTGTTCGTTAAGTGTATTTATTGCTGCTCCAAGATTTGAATTCGATTGACTAGTCGAACTTTGGTTATAAATCTGTGGTCGCAACTCTGATTTAAATATCTCTACAAAGGTTTTTTCAGGAGCAATTATTTCATTATGCCAACCTTCAAAATATCCAGGCTTTCCTTTTGGCAATCTTCCACCCTCATCATATCCCGGGATTTCGGTTCCTTCGATCTTGGCAACATTCGCCATTCCTGTTATAATCGTTGCCCCTGCCAGGATTGGTCCAAACACCGGCCCAAGTCCAATAGGTGGTGGACTTAAAGCTGCTGTAGCCGCTTGATAAGTTTGAATTATAGTTGATGCAACTGCGGCAGCCTTAGCTATTGCAGTGTGTTCTGCAAATGCTCCCTGCAAAGCTCCAAGAGTATTTAGGGCAACAGAAATTTTAGCTTCAGCTTCTTCCTCCGCTATTCTTTTCCTTGTTATCGCGTGCTGTTTTTCTAATTCAGTTCTGAGTTCTTCAAAATTTTCATAGTTATAATATTTCATTGTTTCTTGTTGCAACTCAAAATCTGCTAATTGCCTTTCACGTTCAAATCGATCTTCAATATTCATTATTCGCATCTTTTGAAGTTCATCTTCATTCAATTTTTGCTGTTCAATTTTCAGATCAAGAGTATTACCAGGAATATTATCGACTCCACGAATAGGAATATCCCCTCCCACTTTTGCACCCAAAGTCTTTGGAACTTTTGGATTAGACAAACCGGAGAATCCAGTCTTCTTTTGATAGTTGTCTATAGCATTTTCTAATTTCTCAACCGCGTTTTCATAACTCGTCGCATCAGCAACTAAATTCTTCCAATAATTTTTACTTTTCGGATCATTATTCATCTGTTCAATTTTTTCACGCCATTGTGCAATTTCAATTGTCTTTTCTTCCTCAATACCTCTGTTAAGATTAATTTCTTCGAGTAATTTGACTTGTTGTTTAAGTGAATTATACTGAGCGAGATCATCCCTATATCTTTCTTCTGGAGTTAATTGTACTCGTTCAAACTTCTCAGATTTTATTCCACCAACTTGTCGCATCTCGCTTGTTTTAGGATGCTTGGATTCTAATTCAGCGATCTGTGACTTATAATCAGCAATTCTGTTTTCCATTTCTGCTTTAGTCAGTTTAGAATATGCATCTCTTAAGGCATCAACTGCGGTTTTCTGATCTTCTATTGATTTTGTTGTCTCTCCAAAAAGTTCAGGAAGTAAATACAATAAGGTCATTATTCCATTTATAGCTATCATCAATCCACCGGTACCCATTAAAGATTTTACCAAAACATCTTTAATAGATCCACCCATTGCTTTAACTTCGTCTCTCGCTTCTTTCAATAGGTTAATTACAAATGGCACATTATTCGCAATTCCCATTAATCCCATACGAAACGAAATGAAAAACATTTGAGCATCATTCATTATATAACCAGTTTGCATCATAGCCATATTCATTTTTTGTGTGCCTGCGATAACTGTGTTTTGTGTTTTATTCAGCCCTAAATTATTTTGAATCAAGTTGGCATATGCGCCTTGAAGGTTAGTAGATGCGGTTTGATTATTTTTCCATTCAACAGAATTTATGTTAAGCAACCGGCTCTCAGTCTCAAGTTGCGCTATTGTTTTGTCGATTGTTTCTTCGGTTAAATCTTGGGTAAGCAGCCATTTAGTAATTGATTCAACACTTTGCTCGCTTACAACATTAAACTTCAAAAGTTCGTTAGTGATATTCTGGTAGGATTTAGTAAATCCATCATCAAGCAAACCAGCTGTTTGTCTTATTTTCTGGATCTCAGCGTCGGTAATTTTTAAAGTGCTGTATGCTTCTTTCCCATCAATAATAAGCTTTAGAATTATTTCTTTATTTTGATCAGCCATTATTTTTTCTTTTCTAATTCCTCTAAATGCTGAGCGTGAGCAATGTTTTCATAGATTTGGTTAAGCTGTTCTACTCTTCTCAAATAGTAGTATTGGAAAACGTCATCAAGAATTGTTTCTCTTAGTAATTTTATTTGAGTTGGATCCCCTCCGGATAAAAAGTAAATAATGTTTTCTGCGTTTGTTAATCGCAATCTTCCATAAAAGAAATCGGGCTTGTATTTCTTTAATGATTTTGCTTTTTCACTCGCAAGTTTGATTTTTTCATCAAGCTCTTGAAAGAGTTCTTTGTATTTCGATTCAAACCTATCCTGCTCAAAAAAAAATCCCCATATATTTTTGCAAACACATCTTCATCAATTTCCGAATAAAATTCATCTGGAATAGATTCCTCAGACTTTAGAACTAACTTGCAAAATCTTTGTAAAGTACCCCGGGTGTAACTGCCCTCAATTACGGTCTCAGAACTCGGGAATAAGACTTTCCCGATTTCGTTAAGTTCGTCCAGATCCCCTATGCTATACTTCTCTTTCAGTTCAAAATTCTTTCCGTTAATCAGATACTTTTTCATATTCATTCAACCGTTTTTTTCTCTTCGATTATTTTACCGGATTTAACAATTTGATGTTTGGTCAAATCAGTTAACTCGTAATTAACAGATGCATCTGGAATTGTGCAGGTTAATGATTCTTTCTCAAAACTCAGCCCGCCAATCCTTGTGGATGTATAAAATATTTGAGATCCATCTTTATCAAATGTTCTCAAGGCATAGTTGCCTTTGCTTATTTTAATTTTCAATTCCATTGTTCACCTTTTAAATGCGCCCGCAGTAAATAACTACTGAGGACTTGTTTGTATCCGGTATTGTATACCAAGCCGAAAATTATTGATACACGATCCTTCCTTCAGTCTTCAATTGTAATAATGCAAGGTTCAGATCATCAACTGATTTTACATTACCTATAAAGATGTCATCACAAAGAAGTGACCAGTTGCCATCGGTGAGCGTTAGCGTAATATTATACCAGTGATATTGACTTACAACGAACTCCCACCCGCTTGCCAATAGATAATTTTTACTCACATATCGTCGATATCGCAGTTTATGAATATTGTTTTCTTTAATGTACTCTAACTTTTGTCCTCGATGATAGCTGCTAAAAAATTTATTCAATGCAATCGCTTCAAGATTAGTCTTGGGAGTTATTTCAAGATTTATATTTCCATCAACTTCTGTTATAAGCGCTTCCATAACTAACCTCTGTTAATAACCAAATTTGATTGTGCCACCAGTGATCCCTTTAGTATCAGCTGCATCGCCACCGTTAGCAGTACCATAAAGAAAACTAACCGAATAGATTGGGATCCTTCCTTCAAGTGTAATTTTCAAAGTTCTTTCATCATCATTGATCAGCATTTCATCTGTTTGAGACAGCACTAATGAATTAAAATCAAATTTGTCAAAATAAGACCCGGCATTTTTTTCTTGGAAGATAACTCCATCAAGTTCATTCTTACCAAGGCGAGTAATGAAATCAGCAATAGCAGCTTCTCTACCAGTCATCTCAAGCGTGATCATCAGATTATCAACAAGGGACATATTATCAATGCTTTTTTTGTTTTCGGTTTTTATGTTCAAACTGCGGGTAGTAAGTAGATTAATATTACTGCTTAATGCTGTCCCTGCGGGCTTCTCAAATTTGTCAGGGGACGCTCCGCGATACAAAGTTAAGTCTGTACCGTCATCAGTTATTCCAGCAAATGAAACTGCCGTGTTGCTATCAACAGCATCAATAAATGCTTGAGCATCTCCATATGGGAAAGCTCTTTCAAAAGTTACTTTGCAGCTTCTACCGTCTAAGTTATAAGTCCAATCAAAATCAATCCCAAGTTCCTTCCCGCCGATAAACTTCCATACATCTTTTGTGGATATTGATTGATTTTGTGTAATTACCTGTATATCCATTTTGCCATTTAACCAATCAATCAATTTCTTGAAAGTGAAAATTGTGGGCTGCATTGATTCCCCATCAAATTTAAAGTTCTGCATATTACGATGCTTCCGTTTTCTATAATCCTCAACTTGTTTGAAAGGATTTATATTTAGAATGGCATCTTTCCGAATACCAAGGGCAATTGGATCAACAGGCGAAGTAGCCAACGATCCTATATTACACATTACTATTTGTTTTAACCCGGCAGGACTATACATAATAAATTTTCTCCTTCATAAATTTTTTCTTAGTTGTCAAACACAAGCTTTCTGACCCTAAAGCGAACCTCATAAAAAAAACAGTATTACCGAAGTAATTATTCCAAGTAAATAATTAACATAAGGTTCTTCAAAAAAACTCTTGTTACATTCATTCACAATCCTTGTTTCGGTAAGCTTTAGTGTATCAACCCGAACTTTATCTGTTTTAATCAAATCAAATTCCGGTTCATAAACAAAAGACTTTTCATTAAGCAAATAGGTGATTTTTGCTTTATGTTTTAAAGTATCATCCCCAAATACGTGTAAGGATTTGAAAGTAGTTTTTGCTGTATCATCTTTTACTTCAGCGCTTTGCTTTGTAGAATCATGAATGACAATAGTTTTAATAATCAAGGAATCTTTTCCCGGAACCAGGACAGGCACATCAGTTTTGACTATCTCAGGTTTTGAAAGAACACCGTGTAGCATATAGCCGAAGGCAGCAGCGAGAATTACAGCTACTGCCAACAGCACATAAACATATTTATTCGATTGATCCAAATCAGTCCTTCAATCCGCTTAATTTTGGCGAAGATGAGGTTTGGGTTCCCTTAAAAGTTTGAGTCCATTGCTTTATAAATTCGTTGAAAAATGTTCCGAGAACTCCAAGAGCAACAAGCATCCAATAACTTAGCCCGGGATTCAGCAAAGCTTCTGCCACCCAGGCAACTCCAAGCGATAGAGCTGGAACGATAAGCGTAACTACAACGGTGCCTCCAAACCCACCGGTACCAAGTTTGCTTTTAACCCAATTGACTGCTGTTGTTGCTAGCCATACAACAACCGGCACAATCAGAGCAACTAAATCATTTGGCAGTATCCCGGCAACAACTCCAATTGTTAAAAGCATTGCACCCAAAAATGAAAGTAACATAACTTCTCCTATTTTGTTATTTATCAATCTGTCTCTGCAGATTTTCAATATCTTTTTTTATCCCAACAAGCACTTGCATTAATTCGCTGTGGTTTCCTTCTGCAATCTCTTTGTTAGTAACCACCAATTCTTTTTGTTCGGCAAATCTGTCGATATAATTGAACCTCATCTTACTCACATCTTTCTTAATTTCATCAACCTGAGCTTTATACTCCTTATCGATCTTATCAATCTCGTCCATAATTATTACTCTTGATGACCTATCAAATAATTTGCTCAAAATGGTGAAGATCAACGTCAACAATCCGCTGCTGCCAAATAAATACAGAACTAATTCTTTTGCTGTGATAAATTGGTTATGGTCTATTCCATTAATTACTTGTGCCAACATTTTTTTTCTTCCAGGATTTACTCAGATAGAGATAATCAATTTTCCTTTTTTCTATAGATGTTTTTTTCTAAAACCCCAATCGATTCAAGCCATTTCTCAACATCAAAGCTAGGACAGGCTTTTGCTGCAAAGTGATAATGACCAGCTACTTTTATGTCTGGCCACTTTTGCAGTGATTCATAAACAATAATTCTCATTGCAAGTTTTTGATCTTCTGTTCTGGTGTCCTTTGGGTTAAACTGTTTATCAACTCCACCAACGTAACAAATATGCATCGCTTGTGAATTTATTCCTGCTACCCCGTTTGTAATTTCAAAAGCATCAACGAATTCATCATCATTCTCACGAACGAACGAATGAACTTCGCCATTTAATAAAATCAATTTTGAGTATCCCACCTGGGTCCAGCCTCTGCCTCTCGGTGGAGGTAATGTATGCCACGCTTTGACCATCTCCGGACTAACAGGCATCCCTTCTTGGGTAGCCGTGCAATGAATTACTAAGTATTTTCTTTTCTTAGGCATTATGATTTATCAGGCATTTGTTTCAGTTAAAAAAGTTACTTGTTCACAAACAAAATCAATTTTATACGCATACACTTCCGTCCCCTCAATAAACTCTTCAAATCGCTCATTATCCGGGAATAATCTTTCTCTATCCTCTAAACCTATTTTGAGACCATGCAAGGCAGTTCTTATTTTCTCCAAATAGCTGAGTGCGATATCTTCTTTAAGTGGATCTCTTGTGGTAATCGAGATTGTCCATCTTTTAATTTTTAATCTGCTCTGATAAGGAATTTTATCCTGTTTTGAGTAAGGAGCAGAATTATAAAGAACAACTAGCTTCCCTTCCGGTTCCGTAAATAATCTTGCTAATTCATCTTCAACAGTTGCTTCTGGGATTGCATCCTTTAGCGTTTGGATTATCAAATCTTTTTCCTCAACTAAGCCCATTAGTACAAATCCAAATTATCTTTTGAAAAAACTCTATCATCACTAGTTTTATTAACAACATAGTAACCTGAATTATCAACCGTAGTATCAGCTATATCAAGATTGATTTCACCGCGTTGTATTAATACAAGTTCTTTTATTCTTGATAGGTAGACTTCTCGAAAAGGGATGTCAATTTTATACCGCCTGCAAAACAAATTATAGATTGAAATATCTTTAGATATTTTTGTAAGTGCTTTCGGAATGGGGGCTGTTAGTGGAAGCGTGTATCTGCCTCTTAAATAAATATCAATTTCATTATCTGCATCTTCAATGGCTTTATTAACTCTTAGAACACACGCATCATCCGCAACTTCAAGGTTTATCAGGTCGGCTGTACGCTTTTCATCATTGGTTAAATTGATAACCTCATTTTTAGGTAGATCAAACAAGATATCTGTAATTGTTGAGTAAGACACGTTTTCAATTTTTATTTAATGGTTTTTGATAAATCGTTATTTCTTTTTACCTGATTTAGGATTCTTGTTATCAGAATTCTCTGAATCTGCTTTCTCCTTTTCTGGTTCATTTACTTTCGCTTCAGGAGTTTGATTTTCCTGAGAAGGTTCAGAATCAGAATTTTCAGGACCAGTTGTTGTATTTCCTTCATCCCCAGTCGGAGTTAAATTATCACCTGCAGGAGGATCACTTGGAACTAATTTTAAATCTGGGACTAGTTCAGCGTGACCACTTTCAACAAGGCTTATTGCCTGATCAAGAGGGAGTTCGTTCACTCCCTCTAAATATTTTGTTCCATCATGCACGGAACCAGTGATTAAAACTTTAATTGTTTTCTTCATTATTCACTTCCTCTTATAAAACTTTTGCGTAAACAATTGTTTCTGGTTCGTGAGGGACTGTAAGTGGAGAAGTTTCAGTTAACAACCAGTAAGTTGAAGGATCTTTTGTAATCCAATCTTTAGAGAAAAATTCCATAGCAATATTTTTACCGGCATCAAGATCTTCAATTGCACCATAGTGCAATCTGTTTTCTGCACTTGGGGAAACAAGTACAAAACGATCAGCAGGAATAAATGGTTGAGTACTACCGGCATCATCAGTATAAGTTTCATTATACTCATAGATATCCGCGCCTTCAATCTGGCCGATATATTTAACACCAAGCTCATTAGCAATTTTATTTGTATCAATCTGTCCAATGACTATTCTTCTGTTATTTAAATAGTCTTTAACTTTTTGATTTGCTAACAATACATTGATAACTTCGGTTCTTGCAATTGCAACAGTAGGAATTATACCTCTTGCAGTTTGACTTATCTGTTGCCAGGTTCTAATATTTGCAATCGGGTCGGAATTAGCCAAGTCACTCCATAAAGCAGTCCCAACTAATGCAGGTTTATTAGCAACCGGCATAAGAAAATCATAACTAATTGAAACGCCATCCTGGATAACACTAATTGCACCAGACAATGCCTGAGCAGCCATCCATTCTAATCTGCGTGTAATTCTATCTTTTAAATCCTGAAGTTCTTCACCAATTTTTTGTTCACGATAAGAAGAAATATTCCCTGCACCAGCATAGATTGGTATCGATCCATCCTGCTCAAATAAAAGTTCTTTAGCTTCCAGAGGTTTTTTCATCCTGATACGAGGCAATTGAAAGAAATTCACATCACTTCCAAGTTTCTCAATTACATGAGCGGGATCTCCTCGCTTAACAAATGGGGCTAATTTTTTATTACCAACTTTTATTGAGAGTTGAATTTTGTCTGTAGCGTGCTGTTTCTTCTTCGGTCTGAAGATAGTATCAAGCACAAAGGTTTTCGGTGAAACGAGTTTATTGACCGCTTCAGTCAACACTAACCAGCCGAATGGATTTAAAAACATTTTGATTTCTCCTTGATAAATTTCTATTTCTAATAATTGTCCTGATTAATCAGGGAAGAACACTTTTAATAAACTTTTTTGATAAAGATTGCACTTGTACCAGGTTCAAAATCAACTCTCGCAAAGGAATCTATACCAACTAATTTCGCTTCATTAAATTCACCTGAAGCAAAAGCAGTTGTATTTACATCTGCACTTGTTGCATCAATATCTTCCGCAAGAACTAGCCTTGCAGTTTCTGATCCGTCAGCATTTGCATTTGCATATGGTTTATACTTGCCGGTCGCTGTCACTTTCCCTAAAAGTGTTCCCTTTACCATTACTCCAGATCCCGAGACTATAACAACAGGTAAAGAAACGCGGGGAAAATCACCTGCAAATAAATTATCTATTGCCTTTGATAGAGTGTCTATACCGTATTCCATTTTCACTTACTCCTTTAAATAGGATTAAAAATTTTTTAATTAAACTTTTGTTGATCCGGCTATTCTGTTAGCTGTTTCTAATTCATCACTAAAATCTTGCTCTTCTTTCCTGTTTTCCTTATTTATTTTTTTGCTTGGATCGATAATTTGTTTGGGAAGCAATTTAACGAAATCCTTCATCAACTGAATTGGATTAAATTTTTTCCCATCAGAGAATTCAAAAACCATAGTTTTGTTTTCTCCTTCTTTCAATTGTACCGAATCAAGGGCTTCAAGAAGTAAGGTTACTTTTTCACCTTGAGCAGGGGTTATGCTGCCATAAGCAAGTTTTTCATTGAGGTAATTTTCAAATTCCATTTTGCGAATCTTGAGATTCGTTTTGGTTAAATCAGCCTCGGCATCAGCTTTGCTTTTTTGTGCAAACTCAAGATCAGTTTTTAATTTTGTGTTATCAGCTTCATATTCTTTCAATCGAGAAACTTCTTTTTCTTTTGAAACAATTACCTCTGATAAATCAGCAATTTGATTTAAATATTTTGATCTATCCTGATCATTATCCTCATTAAATTCAAATGATTCCGGTGTAACAGCATCATTAAACTTTAAATCTGCTAACCCTTTTACTGCCGGAGGAACAGCTCCTAAAAATCCAACGTGTCTTAATGTTAAATCAGGATAAAGTGATATGCTTCGTTTTTTGTATAGGCCCTGTTGAACTGCTTCCTCAAATTCTTTAACTACTTGTTTTGGGAAAGCTAGAATTGTATCACCAACAAGTTTTAATTTTTCTACCCAACCATAAGCTGGATCATTATCTTTTGGGTGACCGATTACAATCGGGGCTTCGTGATTTGCAATATTGGAATTGTAATTGTCTACTATCTTCTGACAATCATCAACAGTATAATCTTTTGTAATGCCATTGGCAGAAGTATGTTTACCTGCCTTAAATATTTCAAACCACTTCATTTTATTTTCCTAAGGTTTAATGATTGTAATTCTTGGTCGAAACTTATTTTTTGATTTTGCCTTCTTAAACCGTACAGTTTGGCAAATGAGTTGGCATATAAAAAACACTCTTAAAGATATGTTTGCAATCAAGCAAGAAAGGATATTTCAATGAGCTTGATTAAAGTTTTTAAACAATCATTCATAGATTTTGCAAGCAGATTTAATTCCCAACAAGATAGAGCCAACAGAGAAAATCAAATAAATTATTTTACTTCTCTTACTTACCTTCCCGATCCTGATCCAGTTTTACGCGCTAAAGGATTAGATATCCAGGTGTATCGTGAATTACTTACTGATCCTCATTTGTCAGCAGTACTTGATAAAAGAAAATCAGGCATTCAATCAATGCTTTGGGAAATAGATGGAGCGGGAGTATTAAAACGCGAAATAAAATTCTTTCAGAATTATTTTGAAAATACTGATCTACATCATCTAAATGGTTTGATACTGGATTGCATCTATTTTGGCTACCAGCCATTCGTTCATTATTGGGATTTGATTGATGGGAAAAGAGTTCCAAGGGTTGAGGATAGGCCACAAGAATATTTCTTCTATGATATTACGAATCAATTACGAATTAAAACAAAGGACACAACCGAGGGAATTGTTGCTGAGGAATTGGCATTTACAGTCGCGCGATATAAACCAACTTATCTAAATCCTTATGGTGAAAGATTAGCTGCTAAAGTTTTTTG